TTACTATTTAATGTTGATTCTGAAGCTGAAGGAATTACTGAAACTAGAAATTTTTTAAATGATCAAAACGCAACTGTAGTCGAAACTTTTTTAAACGCAGATGGAACAGCTGCTACAAGATATAATTATGCATCGCCCGGCGATACTTGGGATAGCGCTAATACTGCTTTTTATCAAACTACAAAAACCTATCCTTCATGGAGTTTAAATAGTTCTTATCAATGGGAAGCACCTACTCCTTTTCCTTCAACAGGAAATGTAGGAGCAGAAGTTCTTGATGTTGTTTGGAATGAACTTAATCTTAGATGGGAAGGCATAACTGCTGCAAACCCAGATTCTGCTAGTTATTATTGGGATCCAAATACAAACACTTGGGTTGCTATTTAAATTATCTTTGATATAAATATTATCGAAAGATAATTTATGTTTTCTAAATTTAAAAATGAAAATTTTATACAGAAATATAGTATAGATAAGTCTGTCACTAAAGGTGTAATAAAGTTTTTTGACAAATCTCCTCGAGGAATGATAGGAAAAAAACCAGGAAAAGTAGGACATTCAAAACTAGATACCGCACACAAAGATTCTACTGACATGGGTGTTTTAGCACATCACATACTTAAAAGTAAAGTATTGAGAGAATACTTCGAACAGTTAACTTTTTGTTTAGAAAAATATAAAAAGAAATATATATACTCAGACGATCAACAAGCTGCTTTTAGATTAGAGGGAGCCAACATTCAAAAATATAAACCCGGTCAAGGTTATAAATTATGGCATTTTGAAAATGCAGGGTGTGAGTTTTCTGGAAAGAGACACTTAGTTTTTATGACTTATTTAAACAATGCAGATCATGCAGGCACTGAGTTTTACTATCAAAACAAAAGATTTAAATGTAAAGAAGGAGATACCTTAATTTGGCCTGCTTCATGGACTCATACACACAGAGGCGAAATTTCAAAAAAACAAAAAACAGATAAATACATAATAACAGGATGGTGGAGATATGACTAAAGAAAAGGAAGCTATTACTTTGTTTGAAGTAAAAGTATATGCAACTAAATTAAAAAACATAAATCATACAAAAATTAAAAATTATATAAAAAAATTAAAAACAGTTCCTGCTAATCCTATTGTAACTTCTAATGAAGGTGGCTGGCATAGTAAATTTTTTTGGAACCCTTTTCCAACATGTGTAGAAGACTTAAATAAAAAGATAACAGAATTTATTAGAGAAACTGCTAGAAAAGAATTTGAGGTAAGAGGGGATACTCCGATACATAATAGTTGGTTTATGTGTAATAAAAAAGGTGATTTTAATTCACCCATTAAACAACCCCCATATACATTTAGTGGAATGTATTATGTAGAAGCTCCAGATAATTGTGGAGATATAGTTTTTAAAAACGACATGGAAATGAATAACTATTCAACATCTTACCAAAATTTAAATACCCTAAACTCTAAAACTTTTTCTATAACACCTGAAAAAGGTTTATTATTAATTTTTCCTGCGTGGTTAGAACACTATGTTAAAGTAAATAAATCTAATAAAGAAAAAATAATCTATAGCTTTAATATTTAAAATGTTAGTTGATAGTGAATATTGGTATTATTGGACAAGTAAGTTTGATAAAAAAACCTGTGAAAAAATAATTAAACTTGGTAAAAGTAAACAGCCTTCTGACAACTCGTATATAGGAATGAACAAAGAAGGTTCTTTTAATAAAACTCCAAAAAGAGTTGACAAGAAAATAAGAAATTCAGGGGTGACTTGGCTAAATGATCAATGGCTTTATGATTTAATTGCTCCTTTTTTTCAAACTGCTAACGACATGTCTGGTTGGAAATTTCAATACGATTGGTTTGAAGAGATACAGTTTACTTCTTATAAAAAGAATCAGCATTATGATTGGCATTGTGATATAGGAAGAACTCATATTAATAATAAAATACGTAAGCTTTCCTGTGTCATAAATTTAACTGATCCTAAAAAATTTAAAGGAGGAGATTTTTATTTTGCTTTAGATAATCCATCAGGCATAGGTAGAAAAGAAATAAAATTTAAAGAATTAAAAAATCAAGGGACTGTTGTAGTTTTTCCTAGTTTTGTATTTCATAAAGTTAAACCCATAACACAGGGAAATAGATATTCTTTGGTTATATGGGGATTAGGAGAATCTTTTAAATGAGTAATATTATAGAAGGTAAGATGTCTAAAAATAATCTAGATCAAATCACTACATCAATAGTTAATTCAAATGAGTTTCCTTGGTTTTTTTTAAAAAAACCAGTTTCAGAAAAATACCCATGTTTCTCACATGTAATGGTTCCTAGATATGATTATAAAAAAAATGAAGGCTACAAAGTAAACTCAGGTTTTTTTAATTTTTTTGAAAAAATTTTCAGAGACTTCTGTAAAAAAAACAAGATAAAAGTAAATCGTATTTTAAGAGCAAGTTTAAATTTACAAACTTATTTTGAACCCCTTTATGGAGATCCTCATGTAGATCATGATTTTAAACATAGAAATTGTATTATGTATTTAAATAGTGTTACTGGAGGATCTACATATGTTTTTAAAGAAAAGTATAAAAAAAATTTACCGGGAAGTTATGGGGATGGAACCGCCTATAATGCAAAGAACGTTCTTAAAGAAATAAAAAACAAAGTTGGAAAAATAGCCGTTTTTCCAGGTGAAAATTTTCATGCTGCAGGGCATTGCAGAAAACCCAATGAGCGTAGGATTATCGCTATATTTACATTTGATTAAACATGACATTTAAAAATATATTTACAGAATTTATAGACACAGAAAATTTTAAAATAAATTTACCTAGATTAAAAAATCACATACTAGATGTAAGAGAAAAAATGGTGGGTAGACAAGTAAGCAATTGTGGTGGTTGGCAAAGTGAAGTTTTTATAACTCCAAATACTGAGAATAAATTATTATTTAATAAAATAGATAAACAAGTACAACAAGCAAAAGAAAAAATAAATTTTTGTAATGATTTAAAATTATTAAGTTATTGGTATAATATAAACTATAAAGGTTCATTTAATATACCTCACAGACATGTGGGAAAAGCTGATATTATTTCAGGTGTTTTTTATGTACAGACTTTTAATGAATGTGGAAATATTGTTTTTAGAAGAAATAATCCAGTATTAGATTTAGTATACGCAAATCAAATAGAAAAATATAATTCATATAACTCTTCTGTTTGGACAGAAATACCTAAGAATAATAAATGTATAATATTCTCTTCGTATTTAGAACATATGGTATTACCAAATTTAATAGATAAACCTCGAATAAGTTTAAGTTTTAATTACGGAATATGATAAGAGCTTTGTTTTCAATAGACGCGTTTATACATGAAATAACCTCGTGGAATAAGAAAAAGAAATTGCTATCTAAATTAATAAATAAACACCAATTTTTTAAAAGACCTCACAACACTTTTTTAACAACCCGATATGGTGATAATACTTCTAGTTTTTCCAATGAATTAATGAACATATTACATGAAGATTTTAAAAAATTCTGTGAAGAAACAGGTTTTAAAGAGATATCTATGTTAGATGCATGGGCAGTTAAGTATGATAAAAATGATTATCAAGTTGCTCACCAACACGGTAGAGTTATGTATACTGGTATTATATATTTGAATTTAGATTCCAAACAAGATTCAACTACTTATATATGTCCTTATCAAAGTGAAATAACAGGTAATACGAAACTTACAGAAATAGAATGTAAAGAAGGGACTCTAGTTATTTTTCCAGCTTTTTTATTGCATTACGTAAAACCTAATCTTTTAAAAAAACCTAGAGTAGTGATTTCTTTTGATATAAACTGCACATAATAAATATAGATTTACAGCAATTATTATATATAATACGATATTCTATGCTACAAAAACTTAATTTTAAACCAGGATTTGATAAACAAGTCACCGACTCAGGAGCTGAATCACAATGGGTTGATGGGGATTTTGTTAGATTTAGATATGGATTACCAGAAAAAATAGGTGGTTGGACACAACTTACAAATTCTAATAATACCCTTCCAGGTGTTGCAAGAGCACAGCATGATTTTACTTCTATAGCTGGAGAAAAATATGCAGCTATTGGAACTTCTCAAGGTTTATTTTTATATTACAATAATGAATTTTTTGATATTAGTCCTTTAGATCCTGATGGTGCTATCACAGGATGTACTTTTACTGTTACTTCTGGATCCCCTACAGTAACAGTTAATAAAACTTCTCATGGTTTATTAGATGGAAGATATATAACTTTTACCGCAGTAACCGTTCCAACAAGTTCAGGTTATGCGATAGCAGATTTTACAGGTAATACTTTTGAAGTATTAAATAAAACAGCCAATACTTTTCAAATTACAATGCCAACAAACTCAGCAGGGGCCAGTGCTGCCACGGGATCAGCCACAGTTAATCCTTATGAAATTGTTGGTCCAACTTTTCAAACAGCTGGTTTGGGTTGGGGAACATCCACTTGGGGATCAAGTACATGGGGAACTGCTAGTGCAACTAGTAATGTAACTTTAGATGCAGGTCTGTGGAGTCTAGATAATTTTGGTCAAATACTTATTGCAACCATTCACAACGGTAAAACATTTACATGGAACGCAGGGGCTGCCTCACCTAGATCAAATAGAGCTGCAGTTATGTCTGGCGCTCCTACTAGAACAAGAGTAACTCAAGTATCTGATCGTGATAGACATGTATTTCATTTTGGCACAGAAACAACTATTGGTGATACGACAACACAAGATCCAATGTTTATAAGATTTAGTGATCAAGAAAATTTTAATGTGTACCAACCGACAGCAATTAACACTGCAGGAACATTTAGATTAGATAAAGGTAACGAAATTATGGGAGCTGTATCCGGTAAAGATTATACCTTAGTGTTAACCGATACTTCAGCATATGTAATTCAATATGTAGGTCCACCATTTACATTTAGTATTAGACAAGTCGGCACTAATTGTGGATTGATTGGACAGAACGCATTAAGTTACTCTAATGGTATTGTTTTTTGGATGTCAGGTGAGGGTGGATTTTTTATGTTTGACGGTACTGTAAAAGGTATACCATGCCTTGTTGAAGATTTTGTATTTACAACAGGAGGAGATCATCTTGGAATTAACTATGCTTCAGGTACTCTTGTTTATGCAGAACACAATACTTTATATAATGAAATTAATTGGTTTTATCCTAAAGCTGGTTCTTCTCAAATAGATAGATGCGTAACTTATAATTATGCTGAAAATTTGTGGACTACTAGTTCTCTTGCAAGAAGTAGTTATTTAGATCAAGGAGTTTTTGATTTACCTTATGCAACTGAATATAATAAATCATCGTTACCTAATTTTCCCATACAGGGAATTACAGCAACCTATGGAGCATCAGTTTACTATGCTCAAGAAATAGGAACCGATCAAATTAATAGTAGTGGTACTACTTCTATTAATGCATTTATTCAATCAGGAGATTACGATATTACTAATTCAAATAATATAGCTAATCTTCAAGGAGATGGAGAATATTTTATGTCAGTAAAAAGATTTATACCAGACTTTCAATTATTAACTGGTAATTCTAAAATTACTATTTTGTTAAACGATTATCCAAATAACACAGCATCCAGCTCACCTCTTGGACCCTTTACAGTTACCTCATCAACTGATAAGATAGACACTAGAGCAAGAGGAAGATTAGTAGCATTAAAAATAGAAAATGATGCTGTAGGTGAAACATGGCGTTACGGTACACTAAGACTTGACGCAAAACCAGACGGAAGAAGATAATGGCAAAGATAACCGCATACATACCTGAACCAAAAGAAAAATATGAAGTAGACAACCAAAGACAAATTCTAGAGGCTGTTGCTACAGTAAAAGATCAACTTAATTTTGCATTTCAAAATGATTTAAAAGAAGAACAAGATACATATAATTATTTTTTATCATGACAATACAATATAAAAACGCCAGTAAGATATTGGTCAACACAGCTATGACAACGGTTTTAACTATAAATACTTCGTCTATAGCTATTGTAAAATCTGTGTATGTATCTAATAACAGCACGGGAGCTGTATTAGTTAATTGTGATTTAAGAGATTCTTCTGCTAGTACCGATATAGAATTTTTTAGAAAAGACATACCCGCCACAAGCACGGTTAATGCTACCGAACAAGGGTTGAATTTAGAAGCGGGAGATGCTATAAAAGTTCAAGCAGAAACAGCCAATAAACTTGAAGTAGTGGTTGGATATGCTTTAATAGACAGGTCACAACAAAATGGATGATAATATTTTAAGAATAGATTGCACTACAACAGTGGTGTTAAGAAATACTAGAACAAATAAGATATATAAAGACGAAGCAGAGAAAGAAGCTGACATAGCTGATCCTAATACTGAAACAGTTGCAGAGCATGTTGCTCAAGATTTAACAGTAGAGGTATCGCCGAAAGGAATGAACATTTTACAGAAAGTAATGAATGAAAATAAGAAATCAAACACCTAAAGGTGGAACAGAGTTACAATTAAACTTTTTAAATAAATACGTAGACAAAAGCTTATTAGACAAAGTACAAATTTGTACTTCAATACCAGGTAAAGTTCCATTAGATCCTAATAAAGTAAATATACTTTGGCAAAAAAATTCTTACGATCAGCCAAATCTATACCCGTGGTTTAAAAATAAAGCAAACCATCATAGATATGATTGGTATGTATTTAATTCACATTGGAATCATGAAAAATTTAGAATGATGTTTGGTCTACCTACTGAAAAATGTATTGTTATAAAAAATGGTGTAGATGAAATAGAACAATCTGAACCCTATCAAAAAGGACAACCTATAAAAATTATTCATCAAAACACTCCGTGGAGAGGTTTATCTGTGTTACTTGGTGCAATGCAGCTAATTAAAAATCCATTAATTACTTTAGATGTGTATTCATCTTGTGAAGTTTATGGAAAAGATTTTATGGAAAAAAATGATCATAACTATAAAGCACTTTATGATCAAGCAGAGTCTTTACCTAATGTAAACTACATTGGTTATAAATCTAATGAGTACATTAGAGAAAATATAAAAAATTATAATATGTATGTTTACCCAAGTATATTTGAAGAAACTTCATGTATATCTTTACTTGAAGCAATGTCTGCCGGGCTTTACAGTATTGTAACAAACTATGGAGCTCTTTTTGAAACAGGTGCAGAGTTCCCTATGTATATTCCTTATGACAGTGACTACAAAGCTTTGGCTGAAAAATTTGCTTATGGAATAGATGCTGCAGCTGAAACACTTCATGAAAAAGTAATACAAGATCATTTAACCACTCAGTCTAGTTACACTCAACGTTATTATTCGTGGAATAAACAAGCTTCCTCATGGACTAGATTTTTACAAGGAGCAATTAATGTCAAAGCCAAATGAACCCATATGGTTTAACCAGGACAAAACAGTATCTCCCAATAAAGATACTTACCAAACAATTAAAACTAACAAAGTAGAAAATAAAGTAACAGAAATAAATATAGGAGATAAATCTCCTTATAGAATAATGGTTGGTACTCCTTGTCATAGTGATGTCAGTATGCATTACTGTCAAGCAGTTTTAAAATTTCAACAAGCATGTTGGGCTAAAAAAATACAAGTTAGTTTTACATTATTAAAATCGTCTCTTGTTACACAGGGTAGAAATTTATGTGTTGCTGAAATGTTAAATCATGAAGATAACTATACCCATCTTTTATTTATTGACTCTGATATTGATTTTAATTCTGAAACTATTTTTAAAATGTTGAAGTTTGATAAAGATATTATTGGAGTACCTTATCCTATGAAGATATTAAATTGGGATAAAATATGGAGAAGAGTTGATTTAAAAGAAAACGCAGTTACTAACGCTAATGATCTAGCAAAAGCAGGTTTTACTTTTCCAGTTAAGGTAGAGGATCCTAATTCAATTATCGTGGACCGAGGACTTATGGAACTAACCCATGCTCCTACTGGATGTATGTTAATTAAAAGAGAAGTTCTTGAAAAGATGATTAAAGAATATCCTCACTTAGAGATATTTCAACCTACTAATATTAACGGTAGAGAAGAAAAAAAACGTAATATGTACAATCTATTTGATACCTTACATGATCCTGTTACTAAACGTTACTTTGGTGAAGACTTTGGATTTTGTCAAAGATGGACAGACTTAGGTGGTAAAGTGCATGGTTATATAAATGATTACATAACTCATGTAGGAGAATACTCTTATTGTGGTCGTTTTAGAGATGATTTAGAACAAGCAACTAAGCCTCTCAAATCTGTTGACGATAGTAAAAAAATCAAATAAAGTATAACTTTTACAGGATTTTAATGCCTGCCTAACAGTATAAATTTAATTAAATTATGGCAATATCTAGATCTTTAATGAACAGACAATTACGAGCAGACGGTGGCATTATGCAAGTTGCCCCTAGAGAAAAATTTGGCCTAGGTAGCAAACTTAAAAAGTTTGTTAGAAAAATTATACCTAATGAAGTAGCAGATATAGCAGTCAAAGCTGCTCCTTTTGTTGCACCATTTAATCCATTGCTTGCAGCAGGAATGTCAGGTATTGGTAGCTTTGATCAAACAGGAAGTATTGGAGACTCTTTAAAAAGAGGAGCTTTAACTTATGGACTTGGTCAAGGTGCTAGATATTTAGGTGGAGCAGGTTTTCAAGATCCAAGTTTAAGTGTATTTACACCATCAGGTTTTAAAAGTGGATTTAGTTCTCCTTTAGGTAGTGAGACTGGTCTTGGTAAATTCTTCTCGAACCGAGGAACCGAAGGTGTTAAAGGTGTAGGTGATAATATTAAGTCAGCCGGTGATAGTACCTTTAATGCAGAAATATTTGATCTTACTCCAGGCGATGCAGTAAGCCCCGTCGACTTAGTTAAAAGCGATGGATCAACTTTTTCAAACTTTGTTGATTATGGAAAAGATCTTTTAAAAAAAGGAGTTAAAGCAGCTTTTTACGATAAAGACGGCAACCTAGACAAAGCAGCAGTAATTGGAGTAGCAACCGCTGCAGCATCTTATGCAGAAGCTTTAGCTTTAGCTAAACAGGCTGGAGTAGAATTATCAGAAGAAGAATATAACCAAGCACAAGCAGACGAAAAAAGAGAAGAGTATGCAGGTTACTTAAAAAATTTCTTTGGTGGTAGAAAAGACGGTGGCAGAATAGGATTCGAGTCTGGTGCTAATGAAATGATAAAAACACAATTACTTGAAGAGATTATGCCTAATACAGATACTACTACCGAAGACTTTGTAATAATTATGACTGAAGACGGACCAAGAATGGTTTTAAAATCTAACCTACCTTCTGAGTCTATGATGATGGATACTACTACAAGCGCTTATGGCGATGCAGGTAGAGGAAGATCTGTTCCAAAATTTGCTGACGGCGGAAGAATAGATTATGCATTTGGTTCTAAACCAAAAGATGCAGAAATAGGTATTATGTCAATCGACGTTGAAGCTGGTGATGACGAAGACGAAGAGGATATGATGATGGCCTATTCAGATGCAGTGTTTACTAGAGATGAAAAATCACGTTTATTTAGAGCTTTAGGAAATCCGAGCATAAGACAGACAGGTAGCTCCTTTAAAAACTTACATAAGATTCTTAAAAATCCCGGTATGTTTCCAGAAGATGAAATGATGTTAAAAGAATTTTTAAGAACAAAAAAAGCTGACGGCGGAAGAATAGGTTACAAAGGTGGTGCTAACAGAGTATCAGAATTATTAATTTTAAGAGATAATTTACTTGCAAACGGTGAAGATGTATCCGACATTGAAGCAGAGATATTTCAATTAACAGGTAAAACATTTAAATCAGTTGGGGGTATAAGTGATATACCAACAGGTAAAATGAGAAAAAATAATGCTGGTGTAGTTGAGAGAGACTACAGAGATGAAGGTGGTTTTGTACCAGTCGGTATTAAAGAAAGAGCCGATGATGTACCAGCTATGTTATCTAAAAATGAATTTGTAATGACTGCCGATGCGGTCAGAGGTATAGGTAATGGTAGTGTTGAAGAAGGTTCTAAGAAACTATACAATACAATGAAAAAAGCAGAACAAGTAGGTAAAGCATAATGTCAACATCATACAAACCAGCTCCCTTTATAGAAGGCGCTCAACAAAATTACATAGATTTATTAACACAGCTAGTAGGTCAAGCTCCTGGTTCTAACATCTATGATGCGGACGGAAACATAACAGGCACAGTACCAACATTAGATCAACTTGGACCACAGATTGCACCTCAAAATGCTTTAACTCAACAAGCACAACAACTAGCTGCAACACAAGCAGGACTAGGTCAATTAACTTTTGATCCAGTAACTGGAGCCGTAACGGGTGCTGGCGGTGGAACAGGAGTTGCAGGATTTCAACCTTATCTAGATCAGGCAGCAGCTTATTCAGGGCCTGATGCTTACAAACAATTTATGTCTCCTTACCAACAGGATGTTATTGATACAACTTTACAAGAATACGATATTCAAGCAGCAAAAGGAGCTCAAGGAACTGCAGCTGACGCGATAGCAGCAGGAGCTTTTGGCGGTGGTAGAGAAGGAGTACGAAGAGCAGAATACGGAGCAGCATCAGATAGAAACAGAGCTGCAACTCAAGCAAAATTATTACAAGAAGGTTTTGGTACAGCACAAAATTTAGCTGCCCAAGCTTTTAATCAACAAAGAAACTTAGCATCATTACAGCCATCGTTAGCTGCAAGTAACATACAAAACCTTGGAAGTGCAGGAACATCAAATTTAGCTTATCAACAAGCGTTGTTAGACGCTGAACAGCAACGAAATCAACTAGCATATAAAGAACCTTTTGATAGATTAGGTATTTATGGAACGGGGATAGCTTCTATGATGAGTGGGGCACCTTATACTACAACTACTATTGGTAGTGGTGCAGGAAGTGTTGGACCTTTATCTCAAGCGTTATCAGCAGGATTAAGTGCTTATGGTTTAGGGAGCATCTTTGGAGGCAGAGGTTAATGAATTTTAAAAGACCATCATTTAGAAAAGGTGGATCAACTGGTATTGGTCAACTAACACCTAGAACACAAGCTAGAGGCGGTGGAAATATTGGTGGTGGTTTGTTTACAGGTTCTAATTTAGGTACTAGAACAGGGTTTCAAGAAATACTTGGTATAAGTGAAGCCATGCTTGAAGAACTTAAAAGAGGAAAACCTAACTATAATATGAAAGCACCTACAAGTAATTTAGGACGTTTGTTGCTTACAAATCCAAAAACTGTTTATGGAGGTGGGTTAGCTTTAGGAGCTGGTACAGGAACAGGCATAGCTTTATTAACGGACGCTTATCAAAAAGCAACTAAGACTCCGTTAGCTTACAAAAAATTAAAAGAAGTAAGTTCAAGACCTTTTTATTTTGATGAAACTAATTTAGATTTTGCAGAAGGCTTAGATGAAATAAAAGCAGCTAATAAAATTGGTGTAGCACCTGGATTTTTTCCAAGAGGCGGTAAAGATAAATTTTATAAAGATAGAAATTTAGATCCTGAAACAGGACTACCTAGCAAGGATGTAACTGATGATTCTTTTGCAGAAGCAAGAATTAAAATGACAGATACTCCTAATTATGAAGCAGTAGATTTTACGTCAATTGCTGAAGATGTA